TACGACTTACTGTACGCCTAACTTATTAAACATGTCATAACCAGTCGTCCGCATAATTTGATTTTCAAATCTCAAATTACCTTTCTGGAAAACCTTCACTAAACGAATTAGGTCGTAATTACTTCTATACGATGTAACAAGTTTTCTTCCTTCTATCATATCGTCTTTTGCTAAAACATAAATATCCTTACTTGACGGGTCATAGTTTTGTGACATAAACAATAATTGCTCATCTATATCATACCATAAACCCATAACCATACCTTTATGTACAATAGCATATTGAAATCTAGATTCTTTTGTACGTCTTTCAATAAATACATCACTATCATTTGTAAACTCATTATCTAATGACATATCACCATAGTTTGTACCACTAATCAATGAACCAAAACGAGTTTGTCTGCGTTGTTCACTAAAATCAATAGAATCTGGTACTTCGACTACTAAACTAGAATAAGAATTAAAACGTTTATTTACATCAGGAGTAATTCCAAAGTATAAGAAGTAGGGATTTACAATAGATACAGCATTCGATAAACATATACATCTCGTATTATTACGATTACGGAATACTGTATCCATTAAGTTTAACAGAGCTTCCACATCATTTGGAAGATAACCAGATTTATCTTTCTCACGTATAAATTCATCAAAGATAATCGTTTCAACATTTGGATAAGCATTTGACTTTTCTGTCTGCCATGAGCTTAACGGTATTGCCCATCCTGCTAACTGTCCATCTATATAAAATTCGCGTCCCTTCACCTCAAACTTTGTATCAGGAAACTCATTTGCAATATCATCGAAATAGTTTTTAATCTTTCTAAGTTCTGACTTATATCTACGTAAAAATACAAATTGCGCACCTGTTTTTAAGAATCTGTTAATGACATAGCGTTTCATGGAATAGGATTTCCCTATACCACGTGCGCCAATTACAAAGTTTAGTATTCTATTAAAGCTTAACATTTTATTAGGATTGTAGTATAAATTTTTATCCATTCCAATCCACTCCCTTTCTTTTATGTTTTGAACTTAATCTTTTAACGTTTTATTCAAACGAACCCCAGTAACTAACACGTTTCCCGTCTACAGTTTCACCTGTAGCAATATAAGCATATCCATTTTCTCTAGGCTGTCTAATCCAAACATATCCGTCCGCTTCATAACCGTATTTATCATACGTAACAGAATCGCCCACATTAAGTGTAGCAATAACCTCACCGTCTCGTGGTCTTGTTCTTAAATTGATAGTACGGTCAAGCGTAAATGTACCATCTTGAGAAGTAAACCACGAGTCATCGTATCCACTATCCACAATTGTTTCACATGAAACATTAGATAACATTAACTCTACTTCTTCATTTCTACGATTCTGTAAACCTTGATAAAAACGTCCACCTGCTTTATTAAATAACTTCATAATTCTGCCCGCTTCTTGCCAGTCACCAGAATTAATTGCATCTAATAAGTTTTGATTATTTCTAAAAATACCTGCACCTAGATTAAAAGCGAATGAACATAAAGCGTCATACTGATTTTGATTTAGTTCGCCTGTTATATCTTGATTAGGTAAACCCATATGAGAATTTAAATCTTCTTTTAAAATGTTGTGCGCTTCTCTTTCTCTACTCAAAACTTGACCACGATAAACACCTTTTGTATGACCGTAACCAATCGTCCATACACCGACAACATCTTGATATGCTTTTAAATAACAACCTTCCCATTTCTTTACTAAATTAACACCAGTATCTGAAACACTCATTTGATAAGCTTTCACTTCTCATCACTCTTTTCTATTTTATGGTTAAAATTCATTATATCAATGGAAGCCTTTAATTCTTTTATGATATTCGTATTTTCAGTTAATACTTTATTTGTAGTATTCATATAATACAATACCATAAATATAGGGAAACCAACCCTTGAAATCATATCAACTACATCCATTTCATCTCACCACTTCCATCCGTTTACTTGGTCACTCAATAACTGTTTTATATAATCATTCAATTTCCTGTTTTTATCGTCGCCCTCTGTAGTACCTTGTCCACATGGATTTATTGAACCATCACCAGATGTATAATATTGAATCATAGATGCATAGTGAAAGTTACCACCATTAATGTAACGCCACGGTACACCTAACGCAATGGCTACAGGATTATTGTATGGTACAGTTTGTCCATTTGTATTTCCTAAACTAGGAGCTACCACATCACGTGAATATTGCATCGACAACTCAAGGGTATGTACACCGCCACGTTGACTCAACCATTTTGCATAACCAATTCCGTAGTTATATTGTTGATAAATTGCCCAATAATCCACATTATATTGTTTAGCTGTTTCAGCAGATTCTTTAAAATGTTTAACACCTTGTACTATACTTGCATACGGGTCTTGAATTGTATTAGGTGGTAATCCTGCTGATTCAGAACTTTGCATTGGGTCTCCACCTTCGCCACCACTTTCAACCATCATTAAAGCAAGTAACCCGATTGTATGTTCTGGAATCCCTTGTTTTTCACATTCTGCTTTCATCATCGGTTCGTAACTTCTTACTTTAGCATTAACCTTCTCATTCAATGTTATTGTTCCGTCGCCCATAGGACATGAACCATTTATGCTTCCTGTAGAATCATCAGTAGTTTTCCAAGGATAATTATAAGTAACTATCATTTCAGTATCATTTACAAAAACAAGTTCCCAGTTTTGAACACGTTGTGACTTATCGTGCATAGTAGTTCCTTTATAAACTTCCATATGCAAATGGTCTCCTGTAACATTTCCAGCCGTTCCAGTTCGAACCATTAATTCACCTTGTTTTCGCTTCTCACCGATATATCGTTGAGGTGAATCATTATCATGCCATACCATATAAGTAACTCGCATTGTTCCTAAAGGAGTATTTACTTCACTATCTGTTGTCCAAGCTGAACCATCACCGCCAGTACCAACATGTGAACACGTAACATCAGCAGGAGCATAAACAGGCGCACGATTCGTTTTATTTCCGTTTTTGTCACGATGAACGTAATCAATCGCTTTAGAAGTTTGATGTGAAACATTCCCGTCTTGTGGTCCACTTCCTTGTGAAATATACATTACATCCATAGGGAATAATGAGTTTTGTTTACCATTACTCCCTACAGATTTTTGACCCGCTTTCATTTAGAAAGTTCTATCATCAACGAAAAAGCGAATTCCGTCAAATGATGTAAATTGTTTTGGTGCAGTCGGGTTACCACTTGATGCATCGAGAATAATTTTACCAGATGAACGAACTTGAATACGGTTCGTAGAACCTGCAACATCTTTATTTACAGATGCTACAGTTGTAAAGAATTGATTTCGTTGCGGTATAAACGGAAAGGCAATAGATGCTAGTTCCATATTAGGTTCTGACCCTAAATAGGTGTGACTTGCTACTCCACGTAATTCCACCCAACCTCTATCATCTTTACAATATTGTGGTTTTACATCATCAGCATATGGAGTAACACCACTTGAAAGTGGTAAATCAATCCACTTTACACCCGTTGTTATGTCTGTAGTATAGGTTTTTGTACTCATCTTTTTAAAGTCCATACGTCCACCGAGTGCAAAGAATACTTTTCCTAGAGAACTAATAACATGTGTAAAGATTGGGTAAACTTTACCCTCATATTCATAGAAAGAAACACCTTCGGATTCATATTCATATGAAGTTCCTTCAATACATGGTGCCCATTGGTTAATCATATCCGCAAAATCTTTTCTATCAAAATCATATGTGGCGATTGTTCTACCAGACATATTAATTGCTGTAACAGTTGGGTTTTGTTTCCCACGTCCAAGATAGATTACATTATTAATCATGGTTACGCCTTGCACCTTATCACCGTTAACAATTTCACCGTCAAAATAGATTTTACGATATAAACGCATATTACCCCGTGTAGCTTCATCAAAATCATATAAATATAAACCCTCACAGCGGTTTGCATCACCGAAATGTGTAATTAAATATTTATTGTCTATGTCAGACCCTAATTTACTACCACCCAACATACCACGATTAGAACCTAGTTCACCAGTATCATAATTGAATATAGCAATATTCATATCATACGTAGTTCTTACAAAGAAACATAATTCACCACGGTCATTATAGAAGAAGGGAAGACCTTCTGTATAAGCACCAGTGGAATGTTGAAATTCTTTTGAATCAATTTCAGTTCGTGTTATCATACTGTAACGGGTAATCGTTGTATACTCACCGCCGTTTAATTGACGGGCAACATAATATTCATTCTTTTTATTATTAAAAGCAGCCCCTTGAATGAAATCAGCTCTTCCTTCTAATGTTGTTGGTGTAGTATGCATAATCTTTTGATAGTTTAATGTGAAAGGCAACATCTCATAAGAATAATTGTGTAACTCTGTTAAAGCTTCACGACATTCTTTGATTAAATCACCCAACATTTTTTCATTAATTAATTCAGCCAGTGTTCCATTTACAACCATC